GGTCCTGGCGCACGCCAGCTCGACAGCAGGCGCCTCGCCATGTGCGCAGCGCCAGAGCAGAATCGGCAATCACGCACCCGTTACGCCGTCTCGACCGCGATTGCGAACTTGCAGTCGACGTTTTGCTGCACGACCGGATGACTGCGCGAGCCGAGCCTAAACTTGATGAAATTGATGGACTTCGTCCAATACTCTGAAACCACAATGCCACTGCTCGGATGCGCCACCACGGTGACCTCCATTCCATCCGCAGTAAACAGATCGGTGTAGAGGTTGCCGTCGCTCGAAATCTGAAACGTGAGATTTGCCGGCGACATTTCCTGCGGCACCGTGATCCGCACGATGTTGCCGCCAGAGCAGTCGGCGCCGTCGGAAAGCGATTCACCGAGCTTGACGGTCGGTCCATCCACGATTGCGAGCATGGGGTTCAGCTCCTATTTGCCGGATGGTTGGGATCGATCGGCCAGCCGTCATCGCCGACCTCGATGCTGTAGCCTCGGATTTCGATGTACCGCTTGCGGCTGTCGTGACATTCCTTGCATAGCGACTGGACCTCGCCGAGCGCAAACTTGTTCCAGTCGCCTTCGTGCGGCTTGATGTGATCGACGACCGTTGCCGGCGTCACGACGCTGCGCTTCATGCAGAACGCGCACAGAGGATGCTCGATGAGCTGCAATCGGCGGCGCCGCTGCCAGAACGCTTTGCCGTAGAACTTTTTCCAAGCCTCATACATCAGCCGATCAGCGCATCGGGTTGAAATGTTTTCAGCCTATTAAACTTTCGATATCCACCGGCTTCGCCGCTCTATCGCGTGCCCGCAATCCCATGAGCATTGCGAGCGCCACCGCGCCGTCGATGCGAAACCGCGACTTGTCCTTGTCGAGTTTTCGGTTGCCGGCCGGGTCCAGCACTGTGACCGCATTAGCCATGTTCCAATTGAGAATCGGATTGCCCGGATGAACGAGCTTGCGCTCCATCACTGCGATTTCGAGCGCGTCGATCGCCGGCCCCATATCTTTGAAGCCCTGGCCCCACGGTATCAGCCGCAAGCCATCGCCGCCTTTGTCGCCGTCCGAATAAGCCTGCAGGCCGATGCGGTCGAACTCGCGCAACAGGTCGTTTATGCGCCAGCGGTCATAGGCCATGCCCTTGATCTTGCAGCGCCGCGTGAGCTCGGCGATGAAGCGCGCAATAGTTTCGGGATCGATCGTCTTGCCGGGACTTAGGTGCAGGTTGCCGGTTTCCGCCCACTCCCTGTAACGATGCGATCCCGAACCAAAGTCACGACCGGAATGCTCGGTCAGCGTTTCGCTCGGCTTCCAGAAGTGCGGCTCGACGCGGCACGGGTCGCCGATCGAGCCGATCATCAGCGCCGTCAAGTCGACCGTGTTCGACAAGTCGAGCGCGAGATAGACCTCCTCGCCGTCATCAATCCGCGGCGCCCCGATGCAGCCCATCCACTCGGCGCGGCTGATCAGCGATGCGACCGGCGCGACCCGCTGGTTGAGGAAAAGGTTTCGAACCTTCGGCTCCTCGGCCGGCATGCGGATCGCCTTGCGTATCGCGGTCGCGAGGTCTTCATAGTCGCGGAACTTGTCGAGCGCCGGGTTTGCCTTGCGCCACTGCGCCTCGTCCGCCAGATCGCAGTCCTCGTCCGCCGCATAGAGATGGCAGACGATCGCCGGGTCAACGCCGCTCAAGCCATCGTCGATCAGCTTCGACAGGACATGCTCCGGGTCGTTCGATTGCGTGCTGATCGCAATGAACAGCGGCTCTTCGCGCGCGCCGAAGCTCGTATCGAGCACGTCGTACAAGTCGCGGTTCTTGGCCTGCGCCAGCTCGTCGTAGATCACCACGCTCGGCAGATAGCCGTGCTTCGTTCCCGCCTCGGCGCTAATGGCGCGATAGACCGATCCAGTACGGCGCGCGATCATCGTCTTGGTCGACGGCACCACTTCGAGCTCGGCCGCGAGGTCGGGCTCCAGGTCGACGATCTGCTTCGCGAACTTGAACACGATCCCCGCTTGGTCGCGATCGTTGGCGGCGGAATATATCTCGCCGTGCACCGTCGCCTCGGGCCCGATGAGATGCGCGAGCACGATCGCGGCGATCAATGCGGTCTTGCCGTTCTTGCGCGCCATCGAAAGGATCGCGCGCCGCACCACGCGCCGCGTCCCGATATGCGGCTCGTAGACATCGCGAATGAAGGCCTTCTGAAACGGCTCTAGCTTGAACGCCTTGCCCTGGCCAGTGCCCGACGGAATCGTCAGGTTCTCGATGAAGCGGATCACCGCCTTGGCACGCCCGCGCCCGCGCGGCGTGCGCTTAACCGGCGAGGAGGCCAGCAAACTTGCTCTGCGAGTTGTCGCCGTGGATGCCGGCCGAGATGCGGCTGCGCGCCGCCGGCGTGAGGCCGAACTCGGCCGCATAGCGGACGACATCCGCGGCGTGCTTGCGAACGATCGACACCAGCGGATTCACGATGGCGTCGCCGTACTTGCTCTTGATGATCATGCCGTTCATCACCGGATCGCCCGACTGCATGCGATGCAGCGACTCGGCCGCCATCTTCCACTGGCCGAACGCGTAGCAGTAAGCGGCGAGCGCCGGCACATCGACCTTGGTGAGAAGCCCGAGCCGGTGCAGCTCGGTCGCGGTATGCCACCACTCGTCGGCCGCATATCCCGTCACGAACGATGGCGGGTCGGGCACGTCGTCGAACGTCTCAGGTTGCGGCTCGTCCTTGTTGAGCGGCCGCTTGCCGGTGTTGCCACGCAAGAGTTTGAGATGCGTCGGCATCGGACGCGGACCACGGGTCATGCTGTTTCCTTCAGTTGTTCGGTGCGGGCCGCAAACGGTGCGCCTGTCGCTTCCAGCGTCGCGACTTTGCCGCTGAAGTTCTGCCAGCGCATTACCGCCACGTCTACATAGGCCGGGTCGATCTCGATCGCACAGCAGGCGCGGCCCGTCATCTCCGCCGCGATGATCGTGGTGCCCGAGCCGACGAACGGATCATAGACCGCGTCGCCGGCTCGCGAATTGTTCTCGATCGGGCGCTTCATGCACTCGACGGGCTTCTGCGTCGAGTGGCCGGTCTCGGATTTCTGCGGCTTGTTGATCTGCCACAACGTCGATTGCGTGCGGTCGCCTTGCCAGTGTGCAGTTTTGCCGGCTCGCACCGCATACCAGCACGCCTCGTGCTGCAAATGGAAGTGACCGCGGCCGATCGCGAACTGCTGCTTGGCCCAGATGATCTGCGCGCGGATTTCAAAGCCAGCGGCAACAAGCGCCGCATAGTGCTCCACACTCCTGGCACCCGCCGGGTGCCAGGAGTAGATGACATCACCCGGGAAAAGCTTCCACGCTTCCAGCCAATCGCCTTGATCGTCGTTGGACACCAGCCCTACGGCGCGAGCGCCGTAGGGCTTTCCGTTGGCGCGGTCGGCGCGGTTGCGCCAATCAGGATCATAATTCACCCCATAAGGCGGATCGGTCACCATCAGGTGCGGCCGCGCTCCACCGATAGCGCGCGCGACGTCCTCGGCATTGGTGGCGTCGCCGCACAGCAGCCGATGCTCGCCGAGCAGCCAAACATCGCCCGGCTTGCTGATCGGCACCGCAGGCGCGTCCGGCACCTCGTCGGGATCGGTCTTGCCGACGGTCCCCATCGCCTTGATCTCGGCCGCGCTGAAACCGGTCAGCAGCGTGTCGAAATCAAGCGCCTGCAAGTCCTGCAGCTCGACGCGCAGCATCGCATCGTCCCAGCCCCCGTTCTCGGTCAGCTTGTTGTCGGCGATCAGATAGGCCCGCTTCTGCGCTTCAGACCAACCGCGAGCCACCATCGTCGGCACCTCACCGATGCCTAACCTCGCGCCAGCCAGCACCCTCCCGTGCCCAGCTATGATCGACCCAGCCTCATCGACGAGGACCGGCATCGTCCAGCCCCACTCGCGGATCGAGGCCGCGATCTGCCCGATCTGCGCCTCGCTATGCGTCCGCGCATTGCGCGCGTTGGGGATCAACTCCGCCAGGGCGCGCCGCTCGACGTGATCGGCCGGCCACGCGCGCTCGTCCATGCGGCTATCCTCGGTACACCAGGAAATGCGGAAACCCGACGCCCAGGCCCAGCACGCTGGCGATCCAGACTACGATGGCGATGAGGCACAACAGGCCGACGATGATCTTGCCGAACTTGTAGACGTTGGCGTCGATCGACCAGCCCATGAAGCTCGTGATCAGCCACACGATGCAGTAGGCGACAAAAATGATGATCGCGATGTACAGCAGCAGCTCAAGGAAGCTGATCAGGATGCCCATGGCTTATTCCATCTGATGGAATGTTATTTTTGCCGGTATTCCAAAACCTGCGGCCGTTGAAACGAGAC